AGATTACTTTACCTCAAGTTACTCAAATGGAGTTTTAGAGAGGAAATAATTTATGTCACAATTTGACAAAAGAATATCAGTCAATACCATTATTGAAAATCAGTTACCAGAGTTTGTAATATCTGATTTTCCTAATGCTGTAGAATTTTTTAAGCAGTATTATATTTCCCAAGAATTTCAAGGTGGTACAACAGATTTAATATCTAATTTTGATCAGTATCTTAAGGTTGACAATTTAGTTCCTGAAGTCGTTGTTGGTACAACAACTTTATCAAGTGCAATAACTTCATCTGATACAACAATAACTGTATCAAGCACTAAAGGTTTTCCAAGAGAGTATGGTTTATTAAAGATAGATGATGAAATCATTACATACACAGGTATAACAACTAATACATTTACTGGGTGTATACGTGGATTTAGTGGTGTTACAGGATATAATGTTGGTATTACATCATCACTTTTAGAAGTCAATAAGGAAAATCTAAAGTTTGAGGATACTTCTGCAGCAGACCATGATTCAGATTCAACAATAACTAACCTTTCTGTACTCTTCTTACAAGAATTTTACAAAAAATTAAAAAAGACTTTCTTACCTGGTTTAGAAGATAATGAGTTTACACCTTCATTAGATGTTGGTAATTTTATTAAATTTGCTCGCTCCTTTTATCAGTCAAAGGGAATAGAAGAATCTATTCGTATATTATTCAAGGTATTGTATGGAGTTGATGCTAAAATATTAGATCTTGAGACAAATCTCATAAAACCATCTAGTTCTGAATTTATTCGTAGAGAAGTTGTAATTGCAGATGTTATATCATCAGGTGAACCACAAAATTTAGTAGGTCAAACAATATTCAAGTCAACTGACCTTAATACTAGTGCATCAGTATCTGAGGTTGAGGTATTTACAAGAGATGGTAAGACATATTATAAAATATCCCTATTTGTTGGATATAATGAACGTGATCTAATTGAGGGTGTTTTTACAATACCAGGTAAGACAAAAACTCTTAATAACTCTCAAATAGATGCATCTGTAATAACAGTCGACTCGACGGTTGGATTTGGAACTACTGGTACAATTATTAGTGGTTCTAATACAATAGACTATACATCTAAATCTATTAATCAATTCTTTGGATGCTCTGGAATAAATGTTGGAATTAGCACTGCTGATGATGTAAGATCAAATGAAACAATATTTGGATATGAAAATGGAGATTTATCAAAAAGAGTTGATCTAAGAATAACAGGTGTGTTATCTAAGTTAGTCACAACAAGTGATGTAACATTAGTAACTGAAGGTGAAGACATATTTGTTAAGAATTTGGGAGAAAAAATAAAGAGTGACGATACAAGTTACAAAGGAATATTTGCAAATTCATGGAAATATAATACAAGTTCAAGATTTCAGATTGAGGGAACAGGTCCATTCACTCTTAAAACACCCATTAAAGATTCAACATTAGGAATTGGTGATTTATTTGAGATATTAAAGAGAAATGAGCAAACACCAATAGGTTCATTTAATGTGAAAAGCATTGATCGCAATCTTAATACAGTTGAACCAACAAATATTAACTTCATTTCAGGAAATTCATTCCAGTCAAATGAAAATTATGATATACGTCGTGTATTACAAAGAGCGACGAGCACTGGTGTGCCTATAGGTAAAGGTAACGAAACACTTATAGCAGATGTATTAAACGTCTACACTGATGGTTCTACAGATGGATATGTGGCATCTAATTCACTTCCCAGTTACAATATTGATGTTAATGTTATAGAGGAAAGTTTTATCGGTGCTGGTAACTCCTCTAATTTTGATGGATTAAATCAAGTTAGTAATTTATACAGTTTTATAAGATTTCCTGGCAACAGTGGAATTGACCTCATACAGGGTGATGCAGTAGTTTATATTCCTAGTGGTGAATCTATTGTTGGATTGAGTTCTGGAACTGTTTATTATGTTGATCCACAACAGGAACCTGTAGGGCAAACAATACAAAGAATAGCCTTATATAATTCAAGAAGTCAAATCGGAACTGCAAGTACAGTTCTAGTAGGTATAGGTAGCACTACAGTAGGAAGTCACTCTTTTGTTCTACAAAGACATGCTAATAGAAAATTAGAAGCAGATCAAATATTAAGAAGAATACCACTATCTCAAAATTTATTTGTTTCAACAGACCACGGGACTCCAGTAAACGATATAGGGATATTAAAAGATGGTGTTCAAATACACTCACCAATATCAGATGATAATATATTTTATGGTGCTTTAGAGGAAGTTCAATTATTAAATGGTGGTACTGGTTATGATGTTTTAAATCCACCTCAAATTGTTGTAGAATCTAGTGGGGGAGTAACAGCATTAGTTGAACCTATTTTATCTGGATCTGTAGAAAAGGTATTTGTAGATCCACAAGACTTTGATATAGAATCAGTAATTAACATATCTTTAACAGGAGGAAATGGAAGTGGTTGTTTACTTGAACCTGTTCTAGGAGCAAGATTTAGAGATATCTTATTTGATAGTAGAGATATATTTTTTAATGGTGGAATTGATAAAAGTGATGAAACAATAACATTTAAGACCGCACATAATCTTGAGAATGGACAAAAAGTATTTTATAAAAATGATGGTAATCCATCTATTGGTATAGGTAATCCATATGATGCATCTAATACCATCACTGGCACACTATCTGATGGAGATCCATATTTCGTTCGAGTTGTAAATCCTACAACGGTTAGGATATTTAACACTCAAAGCGATGCTTTAGCAGGGATTGCTGGTATAAACACTGTTGGATTAGCAACTGATACTGCTGCTAGTGGTATTCATAAATTTAGAACTGAGTCTAAGAATACACTACTAGACATAAGAGTCTTAGAAAGTGGTTCTGGATATCAACATAGAAAGTTGAGAGTTAGTCCTTATACTGGAGTAAGCACATCATTTGATACTCTTACCTTTGATAATCATGGGTTTAATGATGGAGATTTAGTAACTTATAGCACAAGTGCATCAAGATTAGACCCAAACTCTCCAAATGTTCCTATTAGTGGATTATCAACATCAAATCAATATAAAATTATAAAAATTGATGATAATGTATTTAAACTTGCAGATGCTGGTATTGGTGGAACAATAACTAGCAATTATGATAGAAGAAAATTTGTTAATTTAGAAAGTATTGGAGCAGGTCATCATATATTCTCATATCCTGAGATAAAAGTTAACATTGAAGTCTCTTATGGTACAGCAGTCACAGGTACAATAAACATTACTCCTGTGGTAAAGGGAGAATTTACAGGTGCTTACTTGTATGATAAAGGAACAAATTATGGTTCAACAATATTAAATCATCAAGTAAAACCATCTATCACTATTGAAGATGGTAAAAACGCTGAGATTAAACCTGTTATTAGCAATGGTAGAATTGAAGATGTAGTAGTGGTTAATCAAGGTTCTGAATATAATTCTTTACCTGACATTATTATTGAATCTACTGGAGGCGGAGCAGGTGCGATTATAAGACCTGTAATAACAAATGGTTCTATAACAGATACAATCGTTATAAACAGTGGTATAGGATATAGTAGTTTAACCACATCAACAAGAGTTGAAGGTACAGGAAAGAATGGTTTATTTGCAGCTAGAGTAAGAGATCTAACTCTCAATAACACAGGTAGATTTGGAGACAAAAATCTAACATCTAGGGAAAACTCGTTAACATTTGGTGTTTTAGGTTACTCTCAAGATACAGCATTAAAACTTGAAAATACATTTGATGTAAAAGCGAATGGAGAGTTCGATAAAATTACATCACACTCACCAATTATTGGTTGGGCTTATGATGGAAATCCAATTTATGGACCTTTTGGATACTCTGATCCAGATAATATAAATTCACCATTAAAAATTATTGCTTCTTCCTACAAAAAGAACATATCTAAAGTAGATAATAGACCACCATCATTTGATGAGGGATTTTTCGTAAATGATTACTTGTTTGATGGTAGCGGTGATTTGGATATTCATAATGGTAGATTCTGCAAAACTCCAGAATTTCCTAATGGAATATATGCTTACTTCGCAACTGTAGGATTATCAACATCTACAAATAAATTAGA